CGCGAACCGCTGACACATTCCAGGTGTGCCCGTCGTGCTTTGCCAGCATTCCCGGAACCACACACTGGCGAATGATGTGCATCGTGCCGTAGTGTTGATTAACCATCTCACCCTCTGCCGTTATCGCCCGGCTGGCGGAACGTTGCTGATTATCGGCGCATTAAATGGTCTTCGTCGGTGGTGCCAGACGCTGATCTTCTGGTTGCCGTCGGTGCGGCTGCAGATTCACCACCACGAAGACCACTGTTTGCTGATGAGATAAAGATACAGATAAAACTGTATTAACGTCAACAGACAAAACTGTATAAATAGGCGATAGGAACACAAATATCTGTATTATTTCGATATTTAATTTTATTTGGACGAAAAAAAACCGGCGTTTGCCGGCTTCTTCCCTAATGAAGGGGTTAGCGCTTTCTGCGGTAAATGCGATGCTCAATCATCACGCCGATGATTGTAAGCGGTTGGTTTTCACTATTAATTACAGGGTAGTCATCATTTAGAGGCACTAATTCAAAGTGCTGGCACCCTTTCATATCTGTGTACGTTGGACGGTACTTTTTAAAGGTAGCCTGCTCACCGCCATTCTTGGCCACAACGAACTCACCGGGTGTTGGCTCAATTTCTGGATCAACGATGATAACATCACCAGCCTTGAAATCAGGTTCCATAGAGTCACCCTCAATTCGTAAAGCAAATGAAAACTCAGATATATCAAGGTCTGTCAGAATATATTCGAGGCTTCCATCAAAGGCTTCGATAGGGCTTTTTTCCGCCAGCGCTCCTGCCTGTACATAGCTAATCAAAGGAACTCTCCTGCTGTTCACCTCTGCCAGTGGCATGAATGTGCCGCCGTTCATGAGCCATTCCGGATCGCATTTTAGCGCTTTGGCTATCCCGATTATATTACGTGGTTTGAGCGTCTTCCCATCTTCGATGCTTTGCCAAGACTGTTGCCGAATTCCGGCCAGCTCTGCTGCTTCTGTCTGGGTCAGCCCTAACTCAATTCGTTTTTGTTTTACGCGATCTGCAAGGCTCATAAATCCCTCTCTTTGTATGCCTTGATGTTCACAGTTAAAACTGTATTTGACAAACAGAAATAACTGTCAGAGAATACAGATAAAACTGTGGAGGTAATATGGAAACAATTTCTAACCGTCTCAAGCAAAAACGAGAGGAAATGAATCTGTCCCAAGCTCAGTTAGCTGAACTTGTGGGCATGAAACAGCAGTCACTTCAGGCCATTGAGGCTGGGGTGACTAAACGCCCTCGTTTTTTAATTGAGTTGGCGAGAGTTCTTAAATGCGACCCGTACTGGCTTCTGTATGGAGATGTTCACTCCAAATCACATTAATCACGCCGCTTAACCCGACGGCCAAATTCAACGAGGACTTCATCAATGGTGAATCACTATGCAATCACTCGCGTACCAGCAGAGTAACAACAACTTACAACGGGCCGTGAGATTTGAATCTCACACTAAAACGACCCAAGTGGACGATCACGCAAATCTCTGTTCGGCAGTTCGCTGCTGGGCAAATGAGATGGGTGGCCAGTTATTCGTTGCAATGATCGTCGCTGATGCCTGGCGGGAAATGGGCGGGGAAGGTATCGAAATTTCGGCTGAGCCTCTGGTGTGGCGAACGAAGCTCTTCCGCTGGCTGGATAACCGCAATAACTCACCCGACGCGCGGGCCAACATCGTAAGACTGCGTCCGGCAATCCTTGGGCAGATGCCGGACGTTATCAAACGCCGGTTTGGTTACGAGGCGGAGCCAACTGAAGCGGAGCTGGTTGCGGCGGCCATCAAGGAATGCAGCGAAGCACAACAGGCAAAGTTGCTGGGATCACCTGTGCACAAGCTCGAAAAAGAAGTTCGAGAGGCAGCTGAGTCGGTCCTTCGATTTCTGCCGGCGGATTCTCTCGGTGTGGTTCTCAACAGCCTGATGGCAATGATTCCGCAGGTGATGTGAGGCCGCTTATGAACCACGAGCAATTTATCGAGAAGCACGTCCGCGAAGAGCTTATCCGCCTGGGATTTCCGGTGCCGGTGGCTCAGGGGGGGCATTCCAGGCCGTGGATTTATACCGGCGCATGTCTCAGGCAAGCCGCAAGGGGAAAATTTTCGATGATGTTTTACGACACGCGAAGTTGTGGGCGGAGAAACAAACAACCTCAGCCGACAGGTTCGAAGAAAAGCGCGTTAAGCGCACCGAACAGCGCGGGCTGTTCTGAAAGGGTGAAGACCGATGTGCGCCAACACTTCGGCCTTCGGGTGCAATCACGACAAGCAATTACGAGGCGAGTATGTCAAACACTGCTGAAGTAATCAATTTTCCCATGAAAACTACCGAGAACGCAGGGGGGCTTATGGCCGACCTGTCCAACGGGTATACCAAAATCGCCAATGAAATTCAGAAGCTCAAACCTCGCCTCAGAATGTCGGGCAGGGAGTGGCAGTGTTTCGAGGCGGTTATCTGGCTGACCTACGGATGGAACAAAAAACAGGACCGGGTCACAAACACTGTGATTTCAGGGCTTACCGGGCTAAGCGACAGCCATGTTTCTGACGCGATCAAATCGCTTGTGGAACGCGGCGTTATTTTCAGCCATAAGCAGGGAGTGATGAAAATCGTTGGTATAAATACTGAACTTTCCGCCTGGATTTTAGACAAACCGAAAACGGGAAAAGTTTTCCCGGAAACAGGAAAAACCTTCCCCGAAACAGGAAAAACCTTCCCGGAAACGGTAGACACCCAATACAAGAACAAGAACAGTATTAAAAGATCTTCGTCCCGGAATTCTGTCGAATCCCGAAACCATGCCACTGAAAAATTCCTCTCCCGTCATCCGGAAGCCATTGGCGGAATTTATACCCCGACAGGCAAATCCTGGGGAACTGCTGACGACCTAAGGGCCGCGCGCTGGATTTACCAGAAACTCCTGGTGGTCAATGCCAGCCTGTCTGAACCCAAGTGGGTTGAGTGGGCAAACACCATTCGCCTGATGCGCATGAATGACAACCGGACTCACCGTGAGATTTGTGAGTTGTTCGTGTGGGCCAGTGGTGACGACTTCTGGGACAGCAACATTCTGAGTCCGTCCAGCCTGCGTAAGCACTGGGACACGCTGACAACGCAACGTGCACGTAAACCCAAGAATTCCCGCACCAGCGCAGCGCCGCTGGATTTCGATAACACCAACTGGGTGGAGGGTCTACTGCCATGAAAAACATTGGTACCGAAATGCGAAATTTCGATCGTGAGCAAATGCGCCGTGTTGCGATGGGAATGCCGGAACATGAGTCCGCGCCTCGCCAGGAGCATGCCGCCCAGGTCTTCAACGAGCTATTTCGCCAGCTGCGCGCCACGTTCCCGGCCAGTATGTCCGTTTTTAAAACGCAGGCTGATATTGACGAATTCCGGCGCCAGTGGCTGCTGGCTTTTGCAGAGAACGGGATTACCAGTTTTGCGCAGGTTGATGCAGGAATGCGAGTTGCCCGCACTCAGGAAAAACCGTTTCTGCCATCGCCCGGCCAGTTCGTGGCTTGGTGCCGTGCCGAGGAAAGCGCTGCCGTGGGCCTGCCTGACCAGAACGAGCTGGTAAAGCTGGTTTACGAGTATTGCCGCAATCGCAGCCGTTACAGCGACGCCGAGTACTATCCGTGGCCTGACAACGAAATAACTCCGCGTACTGTGAAATATCGTGCCAGCTACTGGCTGGTAACAACCCTGTACCAGCAGATGCGTTCCTACGGGCTCACCGATATGGAACTTAACCGCAAAGCCGGTGAGGAGCTGGCAAAAATGGTGAAACGCATACGCGCTGGTGAAGTAATTCCAGAGCCGGTTGCGCGTCTGCCGGTGCTGGGCAGCAAACCTGTTACGCGTGAGCAGGGAATAGCGAAAATTCAGGAAATCCGGGCGAAGTTTGGCCTTAAAGGCGGGAGGGCGTAACCATGCGCAGTAAAGACCAGCTGGCGGTGATCGCTTTTCTTGAAGCGAATAAAACCGCTACGCCCCGGAAGCTCGAGCGCCAGCTCGGCTGGACCAACAAACATACTCACGCCATCCTGGGCCGCCTGGTGCGGATCGGCATTATAAAAAACATCGGCAGGTCGGCGCATCCCGATTACCGCCTGGTGCAACGCTGGCAGGCAAAAATTAGCTCACCTAAGGCTAAGAAATCTAAACCTGCAGCGCCGTCCGTAGTGTCAATATGCCGCCAGAACTGGCAGGGCTATCACATCCATAAAATCTTCGGGAGTTCCCGCGCATGAAAGACATGGCCCATGAGCAGTTAATCCGCGCCACCTACGTGGTCGCTAAGTTTAAAGATCCGGAGACAGCAAAGCTGCTGAACGAACTGGCGGGGCGACTGGACTGTGCGCTGGTAGCGGCGCGTACGGCTTGCCTGGAGCGTGACTCCTCTGTCAGAGCCGAAATTAAATGGGAGACGGCCATGCGCCAGTCAGTTGGCGAAGATGGCGTTGATGACGTGGTTCTGGCAATCGAAAAGCTGAAGGCCGGGCGGGATGCGCGCGTATTCGCAGCACAGCTTCGCGGGAGCCAGGTATGAAAGAACGCGGAATGATTTTTAACGGCGAAATGGTGCGCGCCATTCTCGACGGCCGGAAGACGCAGACGCGGAGGATCATCCAGTCACCAGCTAAAAACATGCAGGCCAGCGGCAAGAAAGTTATCGAATACCGCGATCCTGGCGATAAGTGGTATGGCGAACATGTTTACTCAATGCGAAATCAAAGCGGCACATGGTGCGACTACACCCGAGATCAGTTTCTCGCTAAGTGCCCATTCGGTGCTGTTGGCGATCGCATCTGGGTTCGTGAGACGTGGACACATGAAAGTATCGATGCCGAAAGCGGAAGTTACTCCCCGGACTATCGCGCTACGGCAAACGGCCAGCCGTTAGATGGTCGATGGATTCCGTCTATCCACATGCCGCGCTGGGCCAGCCGTATCACGCTGGAGATTACCGACGTGCGAGTGGAGCGCCTCGCCAGTATTAACCAGGAAGACGCAGCAAAAGAGGGTTATCCAGCCAACCCGGAGCCGTACGGTGGCAGCATGGATAAATGGCTGTGGTTCCGCCAATTGTGGGATTTCATCTACCCAGAACAGTCATTCAGTCACAACCCGTGGGTTTGGGTGATTGAGTTTAAACGTGTTGAAGGGAGCGAAGCATGAGCAAATCACTTAACGCCCGTTGTATTCGTCGCTGGAAAGTTCAGATGCGCGATGTGTGCGATTCGAAAGTAAACCCATGGTGGCGCAAGCACCATCTGCGCGGTTATATCCGGGAATGCGGATTAATCACAGCGTATTGCATGGTTGAACGAATGGCAGAAGACAACGCCAAGGTCGACTATCAGGGAGACACATTCGGATGGTCGCCGGAGTTTTCCGCCTGGTATGACGACCGCCGCGACCACTACCTGAAAGAGGCTCGCGATTACCTGAACGAAGAAGCCACCACGGATGAAATCGACGAAGAAATCCAGAACGAGCTGGAGGCCTGGAATGACTGAACAGCTCACTATCGAATCGCTGGTAGGCGACGGCGCATTGTTTGTCTCAAACCATTCCGGCGGCAAAGATAGCCAGGCGATGCTGATTAAACTGCTGGAAGTTATTCCGCCTGAGCAGATCATCGTCGTCCATGCTTCGCTCGGCAAAATGGAATGGCCCGGTGCGCTGGAACTGGCCCAGCAGCAGGCAAAAAACGCTGGGTTACCGTTCATCGTTGCCAGGGCGCGCAAGACTCTACTGGAGATGGTAGAGCGGCGCTTTCAGAACCGCCCGGAGGTCCCGAGCTGGCCTTCGGCCAGTACACGTCAATGCACAAGTGATCTAAAGCGTAATCCCATCCAGCGTGAAGTAAGAGCGTATGCGAAGTCGAATGGTTTCAAGACTATCGTTAACTGCCTCGGATTGCGCGCCGAGGAGTCGCCGGGAAGAGCAAAGCGAAAGGCATTTCGTAAGAATGAAGCTGATTCAAATTCGGTGCATACCTGGTACGAGTGGTTACCTGTTCACGATCTTAAGGCCGAAGAGGTGTTCTCCACCATCAGCGCGGCAGGGCAGGAACCGCACTATGCCTATGCGCTGGGTAACGATCGCCTGAGCTGCGTTTTCTGCATCATGGCGAGTCGGAATGATCTTAGGAACGGTGCCAAACAGCACCCCGAACTACTGGAGGAGTATGCGTATCTGGAAAAATGCACCGGCTATACGATGCACATGAACCGCATCCCAATCAGGGAGCTGGTGGCATGAGCGAGCAAACCATTCTCGACATGTGCTGCGGTTCACGCATGTTCTGGCTCGACAAAACCGATCCGCGCGCCGTCTTTTGCGATATTCGCGCCGAGGAGCACGTACTTTGCGATGAGCGCCACCTGGTCATCAGTCCGGATATCATTGCCGCTGCCGTTCGCCGAGGCGCTGGTGCGCGTAAATGTGCCGGAAATGAGTCAGTCGCGGGCAGCGGCTTAACCTATTACCCCTCTCCAGCAGAGGGGATTTTTATGTCATAGTGGAACACTGCATTATCGCTCCCAAAATCGTCAAATCCAAAATTCGCGCACATGTTTGAGGCAAATAACAAAAAATGACTATTGTGTTCATCCCTGCCCTGGTTGCAGTCCTGACAGCAAAAGAAAGAGAAGCCGAGAGAGATCTTGTCAAAGAAGAGGTTGAGTCAATTCGTGATTCCGCCACAGCTATTCGAGTGCCAGTTGAGGTTGCCAGAGAAATGGTAAACGAAAGAGGCTATCTCGACATCGATCCTGAGAATGTTTGGGAGGAATGGCTTCTGTATAAAAAAATGACTTCTGATAGTTAAACACCGTACCGCCGCCGTTCGCTGAGGGGCTGATAATGGCGAACTCACCGGAGTTGTGCTCGATGAAAGAGCAGGCGGCGTAATCCCGTTTTAAGCTGCCTAGATAAAAGGATTGGGCAGCTTAGAGCGAAAAGCGGACGTTTACGCTTAGTTCTGTGCTGATAAAAACACCATTAAATAAAATAATTAAACAAAGGATCATGTGATATCTTTCGTAAAGATTAATTCTTAACTTTTAGGATTATTATGTCAGATTTAGAAAAATTCCTGCCAACTTTGAAACGCTTATCAAAATTAGACAAGCTCTCTGAGAATGAAATTTTAAATCAATTCAGGAGAAATCATAGCGTAGAACCAGTGATCTCAAAAAGTGAACTTTGTTATGTTTCTTTCACAGTTAAAATTGATGATTTAAACTTCTTGCTTACCGAAAGGCCAATATCGTACTTAAATAGACATCGGGGACGATGTTCGAATATTCAGTCGCATGCAAATTCACTAGGTATAGCATTACCCCTATATATTGGAGAAGGTACTCTTGCTTCTGCAATCCATGAAATTATAACATGTGAAAATCCACTTGAGAATTCAAATAAATGGTTGTTCGAAAATTTCTCATTAGAAATTGCAATTGCTTATTTCAACAAATATTTTATAAAGAGCGAATCACTAAAAAACTACAAAACGATTATTTTTGAAGCTATAGAAGCTTTTTATTTGGGGTATGATCATATATCTATAATGTCGCTCTTCCCTGTCTTTGAAGGTGGGTTGAGGAACTTACTTGTAAAATTTTGTGATGGTGACAACACAAATACAAGTGCAGACAGATTTGAAAAGGAAATTAGAAAACTCATTATTACATGGGGAAGACGGAAGCTACCAAATTTTGACTGGCATCCCGGAAAAGGTTATGACATTGAAACTGAGGTGGATTTTTTCACACATTTAAACCCCCAGTGTGATGTGATGAATTCAACCAGATCTTTTTTTAAAAATGTCATATATAAACCAACTGGAGGTGTTAATGAAGGTAGTTTCAATAGACATTTGACACTACATTTGCTGAATCAGGATTTCAATGAGCCATCTAATTTCGTTAGGATTTTCTTGGCATTAACACATTTAACCTTTGCAGAAAGTCTGATGAACAATAATGTCCCTTTCTTCTGGGAAGGTGTAGATGACAATGACCGACACATTGCTTCATTCATTTCTAGAAGTAGTGATATTATTTTTGGAATGCGTAGAAAAGAAATTAGTAAGCTTGGGTTAAATTTATACTGATGCAAGCGTAATCTAAAATACAAATCAAGAGCAGGCTGAAGCAAAACCATAAGCCACTCACGATGTGGTTTTTTTCTTTTTTAACGGCTTTGAAATTACCCAAACCCTGTGCATAATAACAGTGTCAGCCTGAACAACTGACGCTGATTACCGGCGCTATGGAGAACACCATGGCGCAGTTACAACTCATCAAGCAGTCCGCAGGAATTCTGATCCCGGCTACGCCCGAGACCAGCGATTTTCTGCATTCAAAATGTAAGCTCGGTGCGGTACTCGAAGCCGAGTTTCGCCAGCTACGTAACCCGGCATTTCATCGTAAGTTCTTCGCTCTGCTTAATCTTGGTTTCGAGTACTGGGAACCGACCGGCGGCGCGATATCTTCCAACGAACGCAGGCTGGTTAACGGTTACGCCAGATACCTTGCCGCCTTTGGCGGGAACGAAAGCGCGCTGATGGATGCCGCTGAGCAATATCTGGAACAGGTGGCCAGCCGCCGCATTACCAACGGCATCAGCCTGTGCAAATCCTTCGATGCGTATCGCGCTTGGGTAACCATTGAGGCCGGACATTTCGACACCATTCAGTTGCCTGACGGCACCCTCCGTAAACATCCCCGTAGCATTTCTTTCGCGAGCATGGACGAAACTGAGTTCCAACAGCTCTACCGCGCCGCGCTGGATGTGCTGTGGCGCTGGATATTATCTCGCGTTTTTCGCGATCAGCGAGAGGCCGAGAACGCCGCCGCGCAGCTGATGAATTTTGCGGGGTGAGCATGGCTAAAAAAGCTCGTCGAAAATGCAAAATCTGCGGGGAATGGTTTCACCCGCAATATGCCAACATCTGGTGGTGCTGTCCTGAGCACGGCGCTATCTACGCGCTGGAGCTGCGCGCCAGGCAGAAGGTGAAAGAAACAGCTAAGCGGATCAAGGCAGAGAAGAAAGCCGAAATGGAAGGGCGTAAGCGTGCCGCTGAACGCCGCCAGGCAGTGAAACCTCTAAGTCACTTTCGAAATCAGGCGCAACAGGCTTTTAACGATTTCATCCGGTACCGCGATCGACATCTCCCGTGCATCAGCTGCGGGCGGCATCACGACGGTCAGTATCATGCCGGGCACTTCCGCACGACAGGGGCGAATCCGGAATTACGCTTCAACGAAGACAACTGCCATCGCCAGTGTGCCCCCTGTAACAACCACCTTTCAGGAAATCTCATCAACTATCGCCCGGCGCTCATCCTGAAGATAGGGCAGGCGCGCTTTGATGCACTGATGGGGCAGCACGAATTGCCGAAGTGGGGTCGTGATGATTACATCCGCATCCGTGACGAGTACCGCGCAAAACTCAAAGAACTGAAACAGCAGGAGTCCGCATGACTACCGAAAATTATTACAAGATTGGTTGTGCCGCCCTGTTGGCGTTCGGCTACGCACGGGACTGGTTCGCAACGAGAGAGGGAAAACGGTGAACAGAGAAAATTACAAAATGGAGGTTATACGCCTGCGCTGGCAACGCCTGAGAATCTACCGCTTTCGCGGATCGGTTGTAACGGATTACCGCATATTGAGAAATTATATTAAATCATCAATGAGGATTGCCGGATGAACCTGGAATCATTACCAAAGTACTATTCGCCTAAATCCCCAAAGCTGAATGATGACGCTCCGGCAACTGGTGGTGATGCACTATCTATTTCCGATGTTATGGCTGCACAGGGCATGGTGCAGGCCGAGGCCCCGCTAGGGTTTAACCTGTTCCTGGCGAAGATGGGCATTCAGGATCCGCAACCAGCTATCGAAGGGCTGATGAATTACGCGCTGGCGTTAAAAAAACCGGTGTTGAATAAGCTGAGCGAGACAACGCGCCGTGAGATCGTCAGTTGTCTGGTCAGGTTTGCCTATGCAGACTATTCCCGTTCGGCGGCAAGTAAATCAACTTGCCCCCAATGCGAAGGTGCGGGCCAGATCTCCATTGAGGGTGTGACGCGAAAAGCTACCTACCCCTGGGGGAAAGCGCCGTACTGGGCCAGCAAATCCCGCGCCGTTCGTCCATCTGACTGGGAGCGCTGGACAGAGGTTAAAAGCATTGAGAAGGTTAAATGCGACTATTGCAACGGGAAAGGGGAGGTCAGTACCGCCTGCCGTGGCTGTAAAGGTAAAGGTACCGTGCTTGATGAAAAACGCACCAAACTGCTGGGCGTGCCCGTGCAAAAGGTATGCGGTCGCTGTAATGGCCACCGCTTCAGCCGCGTTCCCACCAGCCTTGCCCGCGCGGTTGTAGAGCAGTTAGTGCCTGATCTGACCAAGCATCAGTGGTACAGCGGCTATGCCGACGTGATTGATAAACTGGTAACGAAGTGCTGGCAGGAAGAGGCTTACGCCGGGAGACTTTTGCAGAAAGTCACAAGATAGAAGCATTTTTGTGAATTATCTAAACACAATGCTTGCAAAGTTCGGAAAATATGGTTAGGATTTTTCTAACGATGGGCATTTCGTATCTACCGTTTCACAAACCCGCTTTCATTCGCGGGTTTTTCTTTTAAAATGCTTATCTCCATATCCAATTCACTCCTAAAAATGCTGCAATATATTTATGAGTTTTATAACCGAATGATCGAGCACTATGCATCGATGTCCACTTTCGTATTCATCATAGCAATGCTGCATCTTATTATTCCGATTGTCTCATTTGTGGTTTATAGAATTTCTGAATACCGTTCTTATAAAAGACTGATGGAATTAGGTATTTTCTCAGA